TGGTGTGGTAGAAATTTTAATTATGTGGGCTGTGTTGCCAGCATTCCCATTACCTTTGCCAGTTCTCGGACGATTGTCCATGGCGTGTTTAAGCGCGACGAGAGGAGAATGTGTCGTTGATGTGTGGGCGGGTAGATGCAATATGGAATTAGAAGAACCACCTAATAGTTTTTCAGGATCAAACCCAACACCAGAATAAAGATCAACACTGTGACCAATTGGATTCTCAGTTAATTTTGAAATAGTGCGATGAATTCGTTTATCTTCATATATCATATCTCCTTCAGGGTGCGTTCCATTGTTATGCGCGTCAATAAGAGAAGTATTGATATGATAAGAAGATCCAGTTTCATCAGTAGTATAATCTTCAACATGACCTGCTTGGGTTTCTGAAATTTTTGGCCTGTCCTTTGTCAGTTTTTCTGATATTTCGTCTAGAGATTTTTCATCTGGTTCTAAAGCACTGACTGGAGAAGCTTTGACTCGAGAAGCTTCTGACATTGCTGAGTCTAAATTGGAAATTCCATAAGGACGCCTATAGTGAATGGGATGAGGCGAAACTATTACTTTATAATCAGAAAGAGTTTCTTTTATAATTTGTAATAATTTACCCATACAAACACTCCTAGCAATTTATTAGTAGTCATTCAACAACGAGTGGGATCCACCCCCACGTACTCCCAAAATAAGGAGATCTTAGTCTAACGCCAAAATTCATTGGTCCAGATCATCGTCATCGAAACTCTACTACAACCTATTTATACCTTTTTCTGACCTATAAGTCAAGCGTTTATTCATGCTCGCTAAGGAATTGTTTATCACCCGGAGAAACGTTTCCTTCATTGTTAGTCAAAATGGAAATATCGTCTTGAGGTTTTCTAAGTCTACTGACTGTTTCATATATGTCATCTAGATTTTTAACCCCATCACCAGAGGAGCCTACGTTTCTGCCGTTTTCGGCCAGAATACGATAACGCCATTCACCAGCTTTGTCTCTATAGATTTCCCAAACATGTTTTGACATATTTTTATTCCTTTTAAACAAATCACAAATTTTAAACACGAGGTTTCCTCGCGAATGCGGCTTTCATATTATCAACAAATCCGAAAATGCCAACCAGAGACATAATAGCGTCTATAGTAGACATGAAAAAATTATTCTTCATTCTGATTTCCTTACTTTACTTTAGTGAAATCTGTTACCATTTCATAACGTGTAGCTTTGCCGTCTTTATAAGCAACCAATTTATTTTTTCTGTTTTTGCCAGTTTTTCTAAGAGAAACATGAACCCAACCAGAGTTGACTCCTTGCATTGGATTATAAAATTCTAGAATAAGTTGGTCGTACTCTAAATTCTTATCGATCCAATCAGCCAAAACTTTATTTGAGACGCCCTCAATTTCTATGTCAATAGCCTCTCCCGTAGTATGTTGAGATTTTGATGCTCCACCCACTGCAACATTTACTTGAGGCGATCTATAACCAGAATTAATCTTCAGAGGCTTTTTAAAATTATCTCTGACTGGTTGGGCGATTTTCTTGATGATATTTCTAAGATTTGCTTTCGCCTCTGCATTAGGTTCATTATTCATCTTGAACGACTTGGCTGTCGGCGAATATGTAAACTCATCAAGAAAAAAATTCTTACTAACTAATTCTCTCTTAGCCATTTTAAAACCTCACATGCAGATGATCAGTGGGCCCAAACCCACTGATCATATTTAGGCGAAGTTTTTAGTTATATCATGCAGCAACTTTCTGGCGTTTAGACCTGAGATCAGGAGCCGAATCTGCCATCTCCATAGCGATCTTCATTGCTTCGATCTTCTTAGTACGACCCCAACCAAACCAAGCGGAATTCATACGATTGTCATTGTTTCGACCGATGATATGGTCAATAACAAACGTAGCGGAATTGAATCCTTGCCACATACTGCCTTCGGCGAACTGGGCTCCAGGTTGCTGTTGCAGCATATCGAGGGCGATCCGAGCGTTTCGTGAAGGCTCCGAAGCTTTCTCTTCTTTCTTGGTCATCTTAGTTCCGAACACGCGAGAGAAATACTCAGTGGCAGTCTCATTCAGCAGACGCTTCGAAGAAAGATACTGGGAAGCTTCTTTATAGGTCTGAAGCTTTTCTTTGGCGATACCCAGCATTTCTTTCACTGAATCGCCATTGAACTCAGTACGGTGGGAAACCGCGACACGATTGCGATCCGAACCCTGAAGAGCCATCGAAAGAGTATTCCAGCAAACAACCCGAATGGGCGTAAACTGAATGTCGATGGTCTTGCCATAAAGGTGGGGATTCGAAAGAAGAAGGTACGAATCAACACGATCGCCCTTGACTGCTTCGAAGGACTCGTTCACTTTAGCGAGGGCGAAAACTCGCCGTCCATCCTGAATGGATCCAGCGGTATGCATAGACATGTCACCAGCTGCAATGAAGTCATTGAAGAACTGGAAAGCATCGGCATTTTGCAGAGGATTCCAGTCATCGCCAACTACGTCAAGAACTTTTCCGTCCGTCTTGCGGACAAGAGCAGAACGACCAACTGCGACTCGCTCGACTTTCTTACCGACTGTGATATCGGCATAGGCGGGAACCTTTTCGACTTCCCAGTCGAGATTAGCCTCTTTCATGATTTGTTCGGGAGTGAGGTCAGCAGGAACTTGCTTCCCGAGACCGTGCCAAGGCGTTTCGCCAGTCCAAGCCATAGAGTAAGAACCATCAGCGAGACGCTCAAGCATATGTGCCATAATATAAGATCCTTCAAAAGAGTTATTCGCTTCAACGCGATATTGTCAGTATACTCGGCTAAGAGAGAAAAAACAACCTTTTTTCTAACTTTTTCATTAAAAAACGTTAATATTACGCCCCTTGTTTTTATTAGGTTTTTTAAACCCCCTAAAAGCCTCTCTCGAGCCCGAGAGTGCGCTCTCTGGGGAGGGGCTAGGAAAGCCTTATATGGGCTCTAAACGCCTCTCGAGCCTCTCGAGACAAGCTTTTTCATAGGCTTTTATCCTACCTTTGGCTTCCTGTAAATAATCTGAAGCTTTTACTCGGAAAACCTGAGCCTCTGGGTCATCTTCTACCGATATCAGGATAACGATATCATCAACCAGAATATTGGTTCTTTCCCAAAACATATACGAGTACAAAGATGTTTGAAGAAAATAATCTGTGATATGCGATTTGCATTTTTCTTTCGAAGCAGTCTTATAATCTATGATGGCTGGTACTCCATCCCAGCATGCAATAAGATCACAACGTCCTGCTACTCGTAGGTTCTCGCTCCAAAGACATCCCTCTACAAACATTATTTCGTCTACGTGGGCGTCAAGTTTCTTTTTGATGGGTTGAAAGACCATAGTTGCGATGGGAGAAACAGGTTTCAATTCTTTGTTTAGCGTATAATCTTCCGCCATCTCATGCATAAGAGTTCCTCTGTTCTTAGCACGATTTGATATTCTTTCAGCTTCTTCTTCACCAACTCTGGCTTTCCATTCTTGTAGCCAAGTCTTATCTGCTGTGCCATCAAGAATAGTTGTGACGCTTGGAAACTTAACATCTTCTCTTACGATATAATGTCGACCACCGTTGATGATTTCCGTTTCTAAATCCGGAGTAGGCCAAACTAGATTATGTTTGAATTTCTTTTTCATTTACGTATTTGGTGATATGTTGAGTTTTTCGGCTGCTGTGATAAACTGTTTAACAACGTCACTTCTAACGATGTCATTCACGTTAAATTCTGTGGTAGAAAACGATTGCATATTATTGATGATCTTGAAGAAGTTCTCAAATCCAGACTGCTGTCTTTGATTATAGAGATCGTTCTGTTTAATATCACCACAAAAAATGATTCTGCAGTTTTTTCCAATTCTGGTAATCACCGTCCATAGTTCGTTGAAATTCATATTCTGAATCTCATCAACAACAACGATAGTGTTTCTAAGGGTGTGCCCACGAATAAAAGAGGTGCTGATGAAATTGACCAGACCATCCCCCTTTAGTTTGTCATAGGATTTTTTATCATCATCAAGAGACATTTCTTGAAAAATAGAAACATATGGCATCTCATAGATTTGTTGCTTCTCTTGAATCTTGCCAGGGATAAATCCCATGTCTCTTGTTGGAACAACTGACCTGACAATTGTCAAACTATTGTAGGTTTCTGGATTTTGCAAAACTTCATTCAAACCTAGATAACACGCTATAAACGTTTTGCCCGTTCCTGCAGATCCCGTGAGCAGAAGATTTTGATCTTCATAAAAATCTTCGAATGCCTGTTTTTGGTTTTCAGTTATCGGTTTTACGGTACGTATCTTGAAGATTTTTTCTTTCAAGATTTCGCTTTCGTCAAGATCTCCATGTTCTATCATTCTTCTTTGTTTTCTGGACAATCTTTTCATAACTACCCTTTACTATGTTTTACCGGAACGCCTTCTGTGTTTTTTGACGACTTCTTCAGTTTTCAACTGTTTTGCTGTTTTCTTCATATATCTATCTGCCAGTGGAGAAAGGGGATGCGCCTCGGCTGCTTTCTGTAGAACTTCCTTGAACCCGCCATCAACTTTTATCTCACTGCCTAGATTTCTATAAGCAATAAGAGGAGCTCCGTTTGGAACCTGCTCGAGATCTGGATTTGCTTCTTTGTATGGATCAAGCTCTGAGATTTTCATAAACTCTGTAAACTCGTCACCAGTTTTTCTGTTTTTAAACTTATAAGTTGGCATGTTTTCTCGGTACTTCTGTTATAGTAAATTTAATATTTTTAAACAACGACGAGGCTGTTCGCATATTTTTTATTTCTTCAGAACTATCATCCCAATATTTTACTGATTGTATTTTGGTTTGAGATTTATCAGCCGCTCTCAATATTTCAGCTATGACTTTACCCTTATCATATCCAGCACTCAAAGACCCCATTCTTATTACATGCGCGCCTGGATCGTTTTTGTATATTTGCAATCCATCATTTCTAAATTTTTTTAAAAATATTTCTTTTGCACTTTGTTCTTGCATTTTTATTCGTTGCTGTGGTGTCATTGCTGTAAACATTTCATTTTCTATTTTTTTATCATTTTGACTTTTGATGGACATATTGCTTCTTGCTGTCAATATTATAAAAAAATTTGATTTATCCCTAAATTCTTGTATAGCTTTATTAAACAAAGTTGTTTTTATGGCTTTATCAGAAAAATATTGTGGATCAGTGAATTGAGAAAAATCATATTCATAATCATTCGATTTGTGATGATTAGCATACTCTGCAGTAGTTAATGTTCTAATAATTTTTTTCGTCTTAGGATCTTTTAATAAAATTTTTATTCCTGGCGTCGTATACAAAGTGTCATCTATATCCCAAACTGATAAAGCTGTAAAATTTCGCCCGGAAGATTTATATTCTCCGGTTTTTGTTATTTTAGCGATAACAGTATTGAGGTTTTCTTGCACAATCAATCCAACTCTTCGTCTAGGTCAACCAGTTCCTGAATGTTTTTAGTCCTGAGAGCTCTGTCGATGCGTTTCTCTTTTCGCTTTCGACGGTTGCCTTCTCGGTCTGTATCCCAAACATCATAGTCCTCTTCTAGATCTTGAAAGTATCTTCTATTATTAATGGTTTTTCCCATTTCCCTCTCTCTTAGATTTTTTCTGCTGGAAAAGCTTTATTGAAAATATTTTTGTTTATAGTTTTTGGTAGCTGTTTGTCTTTAACTTGTATGAGAAGCTCTGCATCCTCAGGAAGAATCGATTCTAACATCTCAACAAACAGCTTTTCTCTTTTCTGTGGCGGAATATGATTGCCAGTTCCATCTATAAACATATATAAAAGTCTAGTCCTCGAATATAACATACCCTGAAGGTCAGGATATTCTCTATTCGGTTTATATTTAGGCGTTCCTGGTTCTAAAAGCCAATTAATTTTTGGGTGTAAGCCACACCTCAACACAACCTTTAGTGGCGCCGACTCATGCCTTCGAAGGAATTCTACTCGCTCTTTGGTATCGTCTATTTGTGCGGCTTTGTTGATAATAGCAGAAAGGGATTCTTTTAACAATGTGATCTCCTAGAAGTCATTTATTTTCTCCATCATATTTTTGAGTCGATGTTTGATAAAATAATTAAGAATTGATTTTCTGTCTTTCCCAGCTTGGCTTTCGTATTCTTGAATAATTTTTTCTGATATGGATTTCGGCACCATATCTAGATCGATCAAGAGTTGATTCCTATACCATCTCTGCAGAGACATATGATCGCAATATTCTTCTGGTCTTTTACCTAACCAACTATTTATTTTAGATTCTCTTAAAGGTTTTTGTCTCTCTCGCAAAACTAAAGAATTATCTCCCATCAGGATGCTGGGTATACCGTCACCCTTGTCGCCCCTGATAATATGTTCTTGTTTGTAGAGATCCGGATATGCGTGATAGATCTTTTTCTTTCTCACGGGATCATATTGTTCCACGCCCATATAGTTGTGCAGCTGGATAAAGTCTTTGTCACCAGAAAGAATCAGTATGCGTTTTCCTTCGGGACCAAACTTATGAACGAGAGTCGCGATAATATCATCGGCTTCAGCACCCTCAACCTGAACGAGCCTATAGGGCATGAATTGCTTGAGCTCTTCTTTGATTTTACCGAAAGACTCAAAGACAAGTTTCCAATCAAACAGCTGTTCTTCTTCTCTTTGTTGTCTTCGATTGGCTTTGTAATAGGGGAAAGCTTCTCGACGCCAGCTGTTCTTAGAATCACAGGCGATAACAATCTCGCCATAATCGCTGGAATATGCTGTTCTAAAAGAACGGATTGAATTAAGAATCATGTGTCTCAGAAGAGACTCATCAACTTCTTCTTTTTTCATTTTACCAATCTGGATCATCAGATTGGCCACCATAATTTGTTGTAGATCAACGATAATAATTTTCAAATCTCCAGATTCAATTATTTGACAACCCTGAGCAGAATACAATTCTCATTGATCCTGCCATTAGGAACTCTACTTTTAGTCTTTATCTCGCTCATGAATTTCCTGAGAATAATTTTACCACCACTGAGAACCTTGTTGATTTGCTCTTCTGGTTTCCTAAGAGTTTTCTGTTGTGATTCCTCTTTACAAAATCCAGTTATAGTTGTTCCCTTCATCGAAAGACCTGCGGGACCAGAAGCATTAAACATAACCATCTGCTTATATTTAGTGTTGTAAACCCAGAGTTGTTGACTTCCGACAATTTCAGTTGGTTGAATCGAGACAATCTTGAAAGGCTTAAACTCTTTCTGATATTTGATCCTCTTGACAACATCAACTGCCAGCTTCTGTTTCTTCTTCCTGGGTTTCCGAACCTTTGACGCCTTACGATTAGAAGTGTGGCGATCTAAGTCTGCCATCCATTCTTCCAGAAACCTGGCCTGCTTGAGCCTGTCTTTTCCGAATGAGTTTCTGACTTCTTTGTCGGTGCAATTAAGATCTTCAAGAACACGACTGTAGTAGTCGCGAATCATACCAGAGATTTGCGGCGAAACATTATTTTTCTGAAGAAAATCATAAAGAGCAAACTTCTGTGATTTCGTTACAAAAAGATCATAAGCTTCTTCTAGATCCGCGATAACGTTTTGGCCTTTTTCTTTGATCCGTTCTTGGATGTTGGGTTTTTCTTTTGTTGTTGTGATCTCTTCAGGATCGCTCAACTTGGAACCAGAATTGATAATTTCTTTAACTTTATATTCAAAACGCTGTTGCGTTTCTTTATCGAACTTAGTTCCATTGAGTGCCATCTTGGCCATCCAGAACACGGTCGGTATGACTCGTTTCGGATTGATCCTCTTGGCAGAACGAATATCTGATTTGGAGGAGCCACTGCGATCTAAATAATCTAGAAACCACCTGTGGCCTTTCTCGGCATCTTGGGTGTAGTTATACCAAGTCAGAGCCTTGGATAGCTGAAGATTATCGATCTTGCCGATAATAATGGGTTCGGCGCCATAGTAAACATCCGTATTACCAGATGACCTACGAGCCTTACGTTTTTTAACTTTAAGCATTTTTCTTCCCTAAGCTAGAACACCATTCTAGCCTAAATTAACTGAAAAGTCAATCGTTTTTTACGAATGATATCAATGACTTCCACTGGGGAATTACAGCATCCCAGCTGTATCTGTGGTCAACATAAAACTTATTTAAGGAGAAATTCATGTTATCTTTATTTTCCAGCAGAAAGTGAATAGAATCTTCTAGATTATTGTGAAAAACCCCAGCATGTTCATTCATATATTCTGAATATCGATACATGTGGTTGAGGCCTGCCGAAATCTCAGGAAGAGCCGCCAAATCAGAGTGCACACAAAGACACCCAGCAGACATAGCCTCTACCATAGCCAAGCAAAAAGTTTCTTTCCACATAGAGGGATAAGCAAAGATATGCGCCTGTTGAAGAGCCTGCCTTACAACACTGTTTGGTTGGAACCCATGATAATTAATCCCAGGATGATTCCTGCAACGATCAAAAAGGGGCTCATAAACTTTATCCCTCTCTGGCCATCCATAGATATTGAACGAAGAGAAAACATCCAACTCTAGTTTACCATCAAACTTCTCATAAAGATTTTCAAATACGGGAACAAGAATCTCAAGACCCCTGTGTGGTGTTGATGTGTAAATCAACTTCACTTTATCAGTAGGATCAGGTTTCTTAACTTGTGGAATTGGTTCAATAGCGTTATGAATAACAAAACATTTGTGGTTGTTTGGAATGCCAAGTTTGTCGATGTATTGTTGCATTTGCCAGTAAGAAACAAAGACCAGAGCGGAGAATCTGTTTCTTGAGAGGTCATTGCTTAGGTGTTGAGACTCTGGATCTTCTGGCAAATCGTGCAGATGCAGAATTCGTTTTTTGTTTCGCTCAATATCTCTGACTCTTGAGCTTATAAGCTGAATGCCATCGAGACTATCACCCAACCTTTCAAACAATCCTCGCGTCACGAGTTCTGTCCCGCCATTGGCATTGACGTTCAATTCATTTATTTGCATTTTTATTGTCCATAGATTTAATAAAGTCTTTGAATTGCTGACGCGGCAGATGACCGTAATTAATGAAAAGGTCTACGCCATATGACGTCAATATCGGTTTATAACTTATTTGATCCAAACGAGCAAAATTATTTTTCAATAAAATATTGACTGCTTCTTCGTCAGCCCATATCTCTGTAAATAAAATAGTCGGAAATATCATGTCGTTTCATGCACAATAAAATCAATAACAGAGTCCTTTCGAAAAGACCTCCAACCAGAGTTTTCGATGTCCCAGACAGAAACGATATTCTCGTTGGTCTTTCGTTCCGATTCTGTTTGTTTTTCCGGAAGAAGATCTTCTTTAAGAGTGCACAGCATTCGCCGAACATCTCCATTCACTTTGGTGAAAACCACTGTGCACTTATTATTCTTTAGATCATTAACATACATCATTTTAGATACTCCTTCAATCTATCAAATCCACCAACTTCAATATTAAACTGATCGCCATCTTCACTATATTTTTGATGAACAATCATAGGAAATGTTTTTTGTTCTGGAAACTTTGTTCTAAATTCTTCCAGAGTATAATCAGATCCAAGATTCTTAACTTCAAATTTCTTTGAGCGCATCAGCAAAAAGCTCTTTGCTTGCTGACAAAAAGAACAATTGTCTTTAGAGTATACAGTAAACGTTTCTTGCATAATATGTGGTTCCGTTAAGCAGCTTTTTTCTCTTCAAGTAAAGTTAGCGAATGTTCACGATCGATGAAAAAATACTCGATTTTGACTGGGGAAAATTGTTGCATCTCATCAATGATGTCTTGTGGAGTAAGAGTTGAGCATGTATACACATCAAACTCCATCAATCCAGGACTTACTGCATCCCACACATGCATGGCAATGTGGCTCGTCTCAATGATTGTAACTGCGGTCAATCCCTGATTTCCGACCATATTGGAGTAGACGCTATATGGTCCCATAAGAATTTTCATTCCAATTTTATCTACCAATTTTTTCATCCACTCATTAATAAGATCGGTGTCTTTTGGTGGATTGTTTACTTCTGCTCTGATTATCAGATGCTTGTGTTCGAGTACCTTTTGCAATTCAAGTAAATTCCCTATAAAGATGTTGAAAAAAATTAATGGGTGTAACTGGGGTCCGTTGCTACGTCAGTCAATTTGACGTGAGTGGGGACACCACCCTCGCCACGATGTATAGCATAAACAAAATGATTTCCAGCGGGAGAAACGTGAACACATTTTTCCTGATTTTTCGATGAGAAGAATGTTTCGCCCCCTTTGTGCTTTATCATAAGATTAGTTTCAAGATCGTGCTCTGGATGTGGAAGTCTTGTTTCTGGTCCAACCCAATCAGGTATTCCACCAGTGCGCAACTTTCGCGATGTCGGTTTTGCCTTTGCTTCTTTGATTAATTGTCTCATTGATGGCGTCATTTTCATTTCATTCTCCTGTTTTTATCTTACCTGTTTTTTAAGTTTTGTCAAGCAATTTTGATATTTTTTAGGTGGCTCGACGACACCTTGACAGACAACCAATCATTATAAAATTTATCAGAAATAATAGCGTCAGATTCTAAAATATATTTCGACTCAAAGTAGTTACATTCTCCTCGACTTTTACAAAAACGAAGAATTGTTCGTTTAAAACAATCTTCGCCAAAAAGCTTTACGTCCTCTAATAATTCTTTGGATGATCCGAAATAAGTTTTCCAGTCAGACTGTTTTCTTATCTTTTTTCTTTTACCCTTAACTTGTTTGTATCCAGCTTTAGTAAGAAGTTTTTTACCATAATATTTTTTGCCGTTTTTAGAACATTCTATAAGATAGACAAACCCAAAAGCGTCTTCAGGAGGTTCTTCTAATATTTTTCCATCATAATGCCAAGACAATTATTTTGTGCCGTGATTATGTATGGTAATAACACCATTTCCGTGAAAAGTTATAGATCTTAATGTGTCGCTTGATGTTGGTTTAGGAGGTGGGCCTAATCCCTTTACTCTATTATTTTGCTGTTTTATGTGTTTCATGGCCCAATTAATAAACGCAGGAGGAGATAATATCTCCGGAGATAATATCTCCTGCGGAGGAGATAACCTTAAATTTCTGGAAACTCCTGTCGTGTTTACGTGAAATTGTTCAGGATTATTTTTGTCACCTTCGAAATGATTTATGTCCACTTTAACGTTTAAATTTTTTGATGTTTTTGTTCTCAATTCATTAGCGATATTTGAAGCTGCGATTTCTCCCAATTGTTTAAAAGAACCGTGCCAATCAACTTTGGGTTTATTCCCCCCAAAAATAAACTGTCTGAACGTTTTCAATCGCATCTCCTAGATTATATTTTGTTATATTTATAAAAAATCCCCAGGCGGTCCCAGGGATTTTTATATTTGCGATCTACAGCAGTTTATGTAGAGGTGTTTGCCCCAGTCTCAGTTGGTTCAGTTGGCTCGGGAGGTGTTGGCGGTAACACGTTCGCTAAAGCTAACTGAAGAGAATTTAGTTGATCTTGCAGTTCTTTTAATTGATCAGAGTTTTCTACTGGAACTTCTTTTATGGTTTCTACTGGAACTTCTTTGACGACTTCAACTTCTTTGATGACTTCAACAATTCTTTCTGGCCCAGGAACTTCTTTGATAACTTCTACCTCTTTAACGACCTCAACAGGAACTTCCTTGATGACCTCGACTTCTTTGATGACTTCAACAGGAACCTCAACTCGAACTTCTTTAATAACCTCAACTTCTTTGATAACTTCTACTTCTTTGATGACTTCAACAGGAACTTCCTTGACGATTTCCACTTCCTTAATGACTTCAACAGGAATTTCCTTGACGACCTCAACAATTCTTTCTGGCCCAGGAACTTCTTTGATAACTTCTACTTCTTTGATGACATCTTTGAAGATTTCCACAGGAACTTCTTTGACGATTTCAACAATTTCTGTGGGTCCAGGAATTTCTATTTCAATAACACGTTCGGGTCCAGGAACTTCCTTGATGACTTCAACAGGAACTTCAACTCGAACTTCTTTGACAACCTCAACAATACGCTCAGGTCCAGGAACTTCTACTATTACAGGAGAGTTATCGAGTTTTCCAGACATGAAATCATTGAGTTTTTGTAGCTCAACGTCCCGAGCTTTTAGAACCTGAATCTCTTGCATAGTTCTTTCAATCTCATTCTGATCTCGTTCAGACTGAGATAAAGCGCGCTCTTCTCTATCTTTAATTTCTTTTTGTTTAGCTTTTATCAAAGCTTCAAGTTGATCGACACGCTGTTTTGCGGAAAATCCTAACTGCTTTAGCTCTTCGAGTATCTGTGACATTTTGGACCCTTTGTTAAGATACGAATCTTTCTTATTTATAAAAACTAAATCTCAGTCACCGTGCAGTCTCCAGAAACGCAAGCGAATTCATTTGCTGATTTCGTCTGATCCCCTCGTTCATAGCTTGGGAATAAATCCCAGTCAATTTTGGGGAAATTGTCCACCCACTTGTTATAGGTTTCCTCGTCAATTTCCTGGAATGGAGCTTGCTGATAAACGCTGTCGTCTTTGGGCAGGAACGAAATACCAGCAATATCATCAAAGTTGTTATAAACAAAATTTGCTACTGCCAGCCACTCGTCTTCACCAACCTTAATTGTGACTGATGGGTTGTGTTCGCACCACTTCTGGAAAGAAATCATCCAGTAATTAAGGTGTTCGATAGCACCAATATCAGAAGAAACAAGTGCATTTTTGGGAGCTTTCTGTGGGAAAGAGAACACCATGCGGTCATTTGGCTTCATGATATCTGGTTCATGAGGAACGCCCTGATCAATCAGGAACTTGGTGATAGCTTCCACATTGTTCGAACGAATTGTTCGGATGTAGTGTCTATAGAAACGAGTATGCACTCCGGGAGCAGAGTCAACTAATTCTGAAACTGTTCCTGATGGTTTCTGACAAGTAATAGAAACGGACTGATTGATGCCGAGTTTCTTGGCCCAGATCTCATTGGTTTCGATCGCGACCTGCTTTAGTTCTGGCATCCATTCAAAGGAAAGAATATTATCAAACACTCCCGTCAGAGAAACTCCGAGAAGCCTTTCTTCTTCGCAATTGTCTTTCCAGACTTTGCGGAGATATTTGAAATTAGTAAGAGTTGATTGGACCGTGCCAATGATTGTGGCTAACTCAACTTTAGTTTTCAAGGTTTCGATTGTATCAGTGTCACGAACTACGACCTCTGAAAGATTACAAAACTGATATGGACGGAGAATAATTTCGGCGCATGGGTTCACACCGAAAGCAACATCGCTATTTCTCCTGCCTGTTCGCTCAGCTTGCTTTTTCAGAGCATGACGATTGATGATGCCACGCTCGCCAGACTTGGAGTCATAGATAGCTTTCCACTCATCAATAAACTGAGAAAGAGTGGGCTTTTCATCGTAAATAGCTGAGTTGTTGGCCAGAGACCTGTGGGGGTGTGTCTGCCACCAGTTCCCTGATTTAGCCAAAGCCATTTCTTTATCAGAAAGGTCAGATAGTGAGATCAGAGCAGCCCTGCGAACTCCTCCGACAACCACACAGTCTGCAATCTTACAAACGATATCGTGGCACTCAATCGGCCTTAGTTTTCTTCCAGAAGCTTCTCTTACTGTTTTGATGATATAATCAAAGGTCTCTTTTAGAGGACCAGGGCCTGAAGCTCTTCCACCGAATGTTTTAAGAGGAGCTCCTGCGGGTCGGACCAAAGAATAATCAATCTCTGGAACCTGTCCGGACCAAAGAAGAGCAAGAAGTTCTTTTAGGGCTCGAGCCCACCCAGCCTTTGAGTCGCCCACAACGATCTTGGTATTTGACTTCTCGAAATGTTCTGAAATGCTTGGAAGCTTGTCTACGTTTCTCCGCTCAACCGAAAATCCTACGCCTGTTCCGCAAAGGGTAACGTAGAACATCTCGTCGAAAGATCTCAGACTGTCAATTGGAAGATAAGAACAGTTATAGCCTGCCACGTTGCACCTATCAAGAGCAGGTCCTGCAGTCATAAGAGCTCTCATTGAAGGCATAACTTCTAGATTGAGAATAGCCAAACGAATCCGCTCAACTGTCTTGGAATCGACGCATTTGCTGAGGACATTATCGCAATATCGTTGAACAGTTTCTTCCCAAACTTCCCTGCGATTTTCCTTTTCCAACCATCTCGCATACTTAGAAACTGCAATAATTTTTTGATAATCTTTCATAACACACACCTTTGTTGAGATTGCTGGGAATTCATATTTAGTTTTGTAAACGTTGAATTAACGGTCATTAAAAATACTTAATTTACGGGAACGCAACAACAGAAATACAGGAACGAAACTGTTCTGTCTGAGGGAGAAGAATCACCCGCTTTATAGAAACGATAATCGTCTTCCATCGAAGGTTCGTAGTCAAAATTAAAGTTATACATAATTTTCTCCTATACTGCCATTGGGGCTTTGATTGCTGGATGTGGATTGTAGTTGTTTAGTTTAAATTCGTCTATCAGTTCGTGGAAAAAAGATAGGGGAAGTTGTCTCAGGTCAGGTATAGAAAGTGTCGGTTCCTGACGAGATTCTCTTTGCAACTGCAACATTACCTGATCCGTATGATTTTTATAGATATGGATATCTCCAAAAGACATAATCAGTCGGCCTGGTTTCAGATTACTCAACTGGGCGATAATGTATGTTAGAAGAGAATAACTGGCGATATTAAAAGGCAAGCCTAGAAAAGTATCAACGGATCGCTGATACATGTGGCATTCGAGATAACCATCATTTGTAACATTAAACTGGGCGAAGATATGACAGGGAGGCAGACACATATCATCTAACTCTCCTGGATTCCAAGCAGTGACAATATGCCTTCGACCCATTGGGTCTTTAATAAGACCATCAATCAGATTGCTTACCTGATCGACTGCTCTGCCGTCAGGCGTTTTCCAATTTCGCCACTGAACTCCATAAATTCTACCAGCGTCTCCAACAAACAGCTGTTTATTTCTGTTTACCCAATAATTAGACTGGACGTTTTCAGTCCATATGGTTTTGTGGGTTTCAAAGCTTTTAACAAATCGATCTTCTTCCTCTTCAACCGAGTCATAATCGGCTTTATAATATTCAAACGGATTCTTGCCGTTTTTATGGACCATATAAGCAAGAAATCTTTCATCGGCTTCTCCTGTTAGAAACCAAAGAAGCTCAGAAACTATTGCTCTCCATGCCATCCTTTTAGTTGTAAGAGCAGGAAAGGTTTGTTTAATATCAAACTCTATTTGCCCACCAAACACACTAAGAGTATCAACGCCCGTGCGATTCTTGCGGAGTTGTCCTCTGGATAGCACGTCTTTTAAGAGATTATGATAAACCTCATCGTGCCTGTTGAAAATTGCTTCTGAAGTCATTTTTTGTTTTTCTTTCTTCTATGTCACACATTTTTCTTTGATTTAAGACCAAAAGGGCATTGAGTCCCTGAAAGGTATTGGCTTTAATGGTTTTAAGTATTTGTTCCTGAGAGAGTCCAGAAAGAAACATCTCGTTTATATCTTTTTGTTGTATTGATGGTGGCCAGATAACAACACTGAAACCTTTATCAATAGCAGATTTAATCTGTTTGACTATCTGTTTATTTCTGGGTTCGTTATCATATATGACTACCATACTACTTTTGTCGATTCCAGTCAAGTTAATTATTGAAGTTAGATTGCCTCCTGCTGCAGCGATAGCGTTTGGCAAAAACATTGCATCGAATGGCCCCTCTGTCAGATAGACAGTCGATGAGGTATCAACAGTTTCCATACCCCAAATTTTTGGAGCTTCATCAAAAAGCATAATGGTAATATAACGAAGCTTGCTTTTCGGATCGAGGGATCTTCCCTGAAAGCCAACAAGGATCTTATTCTTATCTATAAAAGGTATAATTATCCTCGGTTCCTCAGGGCAATCATCGGTAAGTTTACCAGGAACAAATTTATTGACGAGCTCTTTAAACTTCTCGGCGTAATAAATTCGATAATGCTGATTCGGCGGTATCTTTCTATTCTCGATATATTGTTTTGCGGGATGATCGTGGGGCAGAGAAGATATCTTTGGAATCTGATTAAGAATGGTAGCCTTGACGAATTTAGGCTTCTTCATTTTATCAGCGAATAACTCAACGTCTGTCTTTTCGACCTTATTGCTGTTTTGCAATTTCTCTTTGATAAACTGATAATATGTGGTGTTATCGAACTTTTTAAGAAAGTTAGAAAAATACATCGATGTCATGCAATTATGACAATGATACCGATATGAACCTTTTTTGGGGTAAAGATATCCACGAGCCTTGGTAGATTTCTTCTGAGAATCCTCACACAAGACACAACGAAAATTAAAGATAGATTTTGATTTTGATTTAAATCGGGGAAGTTTAGAAGATATTAGAAAGATGTATTTTCGCTCAAGCCATTCCATCGGTCACCACTCATAGAGGTTGAATATTAATCAGTGCATTACTGATTATACTTCTTCTATCAGTTTAGACAAGCTATTTTCGGAAGTTTTCTCAAAAATACCGATGCCAACAATATAATCAACTCCATCAGGTAATCTAATTGGAAACTTTCTTCCCACAAAAATGCCTTTTGGTGTTTTTTCCGTTAAATGAATACCTTCTTGTTGTTTGTAAACCTTCTCGTCGTTCTGAGTAAAAACAGCTGCTGTTTCTTTATCCCAAATTTCTTCATCGGTTTTCCCATCATACAAACTGGCTGGGCCCTGCAATATTTCTTTGGCGTGTCCCTTTGAGCATCTTATCATAACATATTCGTTTTCTGCCATTCTTCTTTTAACCCAAGAAATGCCAGGATCTGAATCAATAAAATCTCTTAAGATATCTGAGGGTATGACATGTTTGTTTTGGCCGAGTCTCTCCTCAGTCAGTTCTCTGGTCAATCTTTCGATAGTTTCTTCGGCTGTTTTCAGACGATTGGAGACTCTTTCTGAATAAGACCTCTCCCTCTCAGCCTCGTCTATCTCGTCTTGTTTTTTCTGTCTTTTGGCTTTTTGCCTTTCGTTAATAATATAAACGAGGGCGGCAGATATCGGAGTAGCAATAGAAAGCACTTGCGTAATGATCTGATCCAGCGTCATTTCTGTTTTCCTAAGAGGCTACTTACTTTTATTATATATTTACAAGAATTTTGCTCTTAGCCGCCCAGATCGAATAAAATGTAATAATATTGAAAAATAAAAATATTTCTATCAACCACCAAGTTTCCAGCGTCTGAAAGATCTGTTGCGTTACTTGTGGAGCGGACGTAAGATACATAACAACGCTTCCTAGAGCGACAACAAGATAATTTAATGATATGATGCAAAAAAGTCTAGACCCAACAATAGAATTTACTTTGGGGATGGCCGCTCGTTGCGGATCATAAGAAGATAGTTTCTTAGAAAACGACCAGGACGACCAAGAAACAGCCAACATAGATAAAAACCAAAGGCACATCTCAAAGCTTACGTTATAAAACATCATTTTGCTCCGCTGATGAGTCTTCTAGCAACTGCTAGTGATTGTTTATTATCGTCTTCAGTTCCTGCATTAATAATACTTAACGCCGCCACAAGCATGAGAATTTCTTTTGTGTTATCTTTTTTGCTAGTTTTGTATTTTGCAAGAAGATTACCAATCAGAGTTACGAGGGTGCTTCTTACGGAATCTGGTTTATTCTCCTTTTCCATCTTTCCCTCCCTCATAGTATTCTTTAAACCCTAGATAAACGCTATTTTTATCATCTATATATTTTTTAATGTCAGCAAAGTTTAAGCTGAGAGCTTCGTAACCATCATCGGTTAAAGCGAACAAAACAGGATTTATGTTTTGGGATTTTAGTTTTTCCATAACCTCAGTGAAATTTTGTTCAGTGACGATATACCATTTAATGTCTCTCATTGAGACATAATCTGGCTGCGGTAATACCAAATCGGGTTTATCTACTGGTATTACTTCAATATCTGTCTTTGGAGTCTGGCAACCGCTAAGGAAGAACAGTGCCAGGGCAGTCGCGCAACTTGCCAGTCTCGTCATACTCTTTTCTTTCTTCTTCGGTTAGAGGGTTTCCTGTTGATATTTCCATACAACGGAACACTTTCTTGGTTCCGTTATTAACTATTCTTTCAATTGAATCGGGTCTAGCCTGGGCAAGATTTCCGATATCTCTTTGTCCATCCAGAGTCATTTTTCTGAATGTATTAGCCAGATCACTGACAGCTTTCTGTGAGGTTTTTTGTGCCTCTTGTATTTTTTCAGAGATAGTTTTCATTAGTTTAGAGTCGGCCACCAAAACGTCAATTGTTTTAGATTGCATTTCGTTTGATATTTGTAGAGTGCTAATGTCACTGGCCATTTTAAACATCTTTTTCTGTGAATCTTGGTAATAGAAATAGAAAGCTGTTCCCAAGCCAGCCAGAAAAACAAAAACTATGACATATGTCCAGATATTTTTCATTTATGGAAGACCAGGAACGTTTACTGATGAGTCTCCGCCTTTTTTTGATGCTTCGGGGTGACCATAAGTATCTGGCCTTTTTGCCATTTTAAACGATTTAATCAATTGCATAATATGACGGCTCATCATTGATAATCTGCCAAGAGGAGGATCCACTCTATTAACATTTAAATCTCCTGTTTGAGAATTAGTTGCTCCTGAAGAATTAGCAGGAACTGATTCGGCTAATTCTTCCACGAATTGTTTAAACGTTTTCATACCGTTTCTCTCTTTTCTCGCAACAACTCTGCTAATATATTTAGCTGAAATTAATTCTTGTTACAAATTTGTCAATATTTTTTCTATTTTGTCGTCACATAAAACTCCAGATAACTTTTCTGGCAAACGATTCAAATAAGAAATAAAGGGGATTAAATACTGTTGATATTCTGGCATCTTTACCAGCAACATTCTTGTGGTTTCTTTGTCAAAACAATTATACAAGATAATCAGATGGTTGAGTATAAGCCTTTCTTTCAGTTCGCCAGTATTGTGGTATTTGGTTAGAAGCTTTTTTATATACTTGAAACGATTCAAATCGTTTAAAAATTCGCTGGTGCTGGTACATTGTGGATTATCATAATGTTTCGCAGCGAAAATAATAAAGTTTGAATCATTCAGTACATCAAACATCTATTAATTTTGTGACCTTTTTAAAATACTGGGATCCTTGACGTTCATCATCCCACTTACATCATTCTTTTCAGAATCAGCTGGCTTTATTACAGCAGTTTTTGAGGTGTAACCCTTTCCAATTGGAAGAGAATATATTTTAAATTTTTTGTCTGGATGTTCTGGATGAGTCACAACATCTCCGACTTTCAGAGGCTCGCCTTTGGGAAAAGGTATAACATCGGCTTCGCTGAAAATAATCTTTTTGATTTTGTTTAGCAATTTACAATCTTCCTATTTCTTTTGTACCAGTCTCTTCGCCTTTTTTCTTTCTAACATTTAATAAATGAAAAAGAGTTTCAAGAGGAGTTTTATGCAAGGCCCGCTCGGGAATTTTCTTTTGTTCTGCTATGATCTGTTTAATTTTCTCTAACATCTTATTTTCCATTTATTTATAATGATGGGCCATCTTTCGATAGCCCACCATCTACTACAACAAAGAAAACATCAGTTACGAGTCTTTGGCGATTACGTCTTCAGCATCGCCTGCAATCGAGCCCATAGCCACTAGAGTTTCATACTGAATTCTTCCTGAGCGATTGCCTGTTCCGACAACCCTACGAACCCAACCAGCATGGGCGACTTTACCAGAAAGACCAGAAATTACAGGAGCCCGAGCAGTGGCTGTTTGACCCTGAAGCGTATGTCCTGTTTCGGTCAAACCTTTAGTAAGAGTGATGGCTGAACCGCCGATTGTACTTGAAAGATATACACCTGTTGAGTTTGGCGTCACAACATAATATGAAGCGCCATTTGTCAGTCCGGCAATAACAGTGTTTCCAGCCGCGACTTCGTAGGTAACAAGATCATTGGCCTGCAGAACGTTTGTTGCAATAGAAATAAATCCATTGGTTGCAACAGCAGAGTTGGCGTTAAAGGATTGTTTTGCTGGAGCGGCGATTGTTACTGCTGGAGGAGTTGTGTATGAGTTTCCGGAAAGGACAACGTTAACAGCAGCAATACGGCCTGTGGAGTTGGCCTGGGCATTCGCTGTTCCGTTTCCACCAACAGTCACTGCAGCATTTGCTGTGTATCCAGAACCTGGGAAATTTACCGCGATAGAGATAAGAGATCCGTTGGCCACACCAACTTCGGTTGTATCAATACCATAAACCTCAAGAGCGTTTCCATTAACCTCAGTAGCCGCAACATAAGCTGGAGCCTGCTGGAAAATGTAGGTGTTTGAAGCACCAACTGTTGCAACTGCCGCACCAAGGTTAGAAGCTTGGACCTGAGCAGCTGTGTTAGAATCGATTCGAACAATTAGATATTTTTTGGAATCGGCTATAATGTACTCGCCGACTTTAGCCTCAGTCTGAAACAGAGTGCTTGTACCAACACAATATCCATTGGCATAAATCTGGATAGTTCCAGTATTAGCAGTTTTAGCGTCTCGGTTACCCCACATATGTTTCTTCCTTTTTGTTGTAGTTTTATCTATTTATCTGTTTGAGTATCTGTTTAAGGTTTCCCTCTAAGTTTGGTTAATCTTTCTCTGGTTCTCTTTCCTGCAGCGTCTATTTCAACCTCGGTACTGTCCAAAACACCGCTTTGTTTTGTAAGAGTGGGTTGTGTTTTAATCCGTTCTCCAAATTTTTTAAGTCGTTCAGCTGCTGTCTCTGTAATCTCTGTATTTTCGCCAATACGTTTGCCAGCCCTTCTGCTAAAATTACCCATCAAATCTGTTTGTTTATTTGAATTTGACATGGCTTGTAACATTGCCAGTACTGTTGGTGTAAGAGCTTTTCTTTTGGCTGCGCCAACTAAAGTGCCACCAATTGTTTCAATGGCTCTATCTGCGTCTGGATGCACAAACATCTCCGAAAACATTTGATTTACGCTCATCCTCCGAAAATCTTCATTTAGTTTATTAGAAACAAAACAATTGACGGCATTAAAGGCATATTGTTCAGAAGAAATTTTTCTTGGTGTGTACTTCTGCACAGCTTCTGAATAAACCTCAACGATTTCTTCGAACGAAACGCCTGCTTTCTCAGCTTTTTCTTTCAAAGCTTTCACAGCCTTTGTTTCTTCGCCTGATGCCAGTGCATAGATTGTATTGACGCTTTCGCTCAAGTAAGGAATAGTTTCTTCTCCCATTACCAGCCTTTGCATAGGCATTTTTGGTATGGTAGTTGCAACACCTGAAAGTCGCTCAATAGAAATTTGTCTGACTTTGGGAAGAAGTCTTTGTGCGAGTCTTTTAATCGCTTTTTGTTTTCTTTCCAAAATCTTGTCTATCATTATTTTTTCTGGTATTGTCATCTGGTCGTATGGTGTGTGGGAAATTTTTTGTTTAATTAAATTTCTGGCCATTCTTTCGGCTCTTTTTTCGAGCCTGGATTGTGATGGCACTCTTTCTTGATATCTCAGTTGTCCCCGATAGACCTTTGGTTCGATTCTTTTCATTTGACGAGCTCTGACCAATCTTTGTTGGAAAGTCAGGGATCTTCCTTCTTGTACTGTTTCTTCCTTCATCTGAGTTTGCAGATAATCACAAGCGGTCTCGATGTAATCTTTGGCGAGGGTGATTTTAGACTGAACCCATTCTGGCAAATTGGTGTTTGGTTCTAGCATATCGTGGATACATTTGGCGTTTGTCATAATACTCTTGAGTTGTGACATCGCCATGTCGCCCTCATAGTCATACTCGTATTCATCGCCTTTTGATTTTTCGAGGATGTGCTCTTTCTCATCCATTATTTTAACAGCACAAATTTTATCGGATAATTTTTTTGGAGCTTCGGGAACGCCCTCTACACTTTTACTAGAAACAGCGGTTCTGCGGTCTTGTTTTTTCTTCATCAGAGTTTCCCTTGGGCTTATCTGTTTAATATTCTATTTAGTTAAAATGAGTTTTAAAGACTACTGTTTTCTTGGATAAATTTTTTGAACGACATTATGGTTGATTCTGAAGACAACGATGGTGGGCGAGTTTTCGAAATTCCCATATAATATCTCAAACTATTCCAGAGGTGTTGATGTATTTGAGGATGAGTAGAGGGAGCGGGAGGAAGTTGTGAGAAAAATTTTTCTTTTTCTCCATCAACTATCATATGTCTCATAGCTGTTCCTGTTATCTGTTCTCCAGAAGAATTTGAAATTCTGCCAAAATCGTGAATTTTAACTTTACCAGGTGTTAATTCGCCAGAATTTTCCATATGTCTTACAGTTTCTCTTAAATGTTTAGCTTGTTCTGGTTCTACATGAACATGAATCTTAGAATATTTTTCGGCATGATCTTTAAAAATTTCACCAAGACCGCGTTCTGGTGTCGTTTCAGCCCAATTAACACCTCGAGAAAACGCCTTGGCAAATTTTATTTTTTCGCCTGCTGGCATTGGACTTTCTGGAATTTTTGGCGCGCCTTCTATTTTTCTTTTAGCTAGGTTTGGTTTTTCAATTTTTTTCCAAATTTTACCAACAACGCTTTTTTTTCCTGCTGTAATACCATCAACAGCGTGGCCAACAACAACAACGTGATCAGATCCAGACTTATCAGCCATTTCTTTAATTTTATTGGCATAATAATGGTGCCCGATGCTATTAACACCACCACCAAGAGAAGTAACACCAAGAATTAAAGATTTTTTCATATTGGTTCCCAAATATTAAACGGGCTGTCTAGAAAATTTATCATTAAGACGATTGTTTCTGGCAAAATTGTCTGGTTCAGCTGGATGATCTTTTTTGGGCAAAGCTATAGAGCTCATAACTAATTTGGCGTGGGTTTCTCCATTTTTAGCATAAAATCCTTCGCCAACATTTGTATTGCCTTGACGACCGCCAGGCATTCTGGCTGTCATTCTGAATGGAAATCTTCCAACTTTTTCTGATTTCTCACCAATACCTTTAGTGATGGCATTAACTGCTCGTTGTAAATGGTTGTGTATTCTGAATGTTCTATTAAAATGTTCTTGGTTTTCATCGATGTGTTGTAAAGCAGCAGTCGAATCTTTTCCATCTTTTTGATATCTTGCGCGAACAAATTTCTTTAAATCTTTCACGTTTGACTGTTTGTTGCTGTTAAGAGTGCTATTGAGATACATCTCAACATAATTCAATGGTTTGGTCTTGGCTGTTGGATTTCCTTTGCGTAACAGAGGATGAACGTGACCATTTTCAAACAAGTGAGATTCTGTGTAATTAGGATGAGAGTGTTCTTCTTCGGCAGCTGTTAGATGTTTTAAAGCTTCTGCTTTACGTTTTGGGGAAATATCCAACTCATCTGGATGCATACTAACATCCATATGTGCAATTTTGCCCTGTGGATGTTGAGTTGTGGTTCCAGCAAATGAAGGTTTAATAGGGGTTGGACCTTTTTTCGGATCCATTTCAGTGTGGAAAGCGACAAGATGTGATGCGTTTTCAGTCCCGCCAGTCGTTGGGTGATATGTTACTATATTTCCGCCAAATCCCCCTTCTGGGTTTTTTGAAAGAACATCAAATTGGTGGGATCCAGGTTCTTTTAAAGTTGCATGTAGATGCTGTGCCAATGGACGTAATATATCATGAAGATGCGGTTTTGGAACAGAACCTTGTGGTCCGTGCAATGCTCCAACTTCTTCCGGAGACCCAAGCCATTTTGCGGCGTCTGATTTATAACTTATTGCTTTATCTTTACGAGCTAAAGAAATGGCTCCATCAATTTTTCTTGTGATTTCTGCCTTTCTAGAAACAACATCACGAAGCAACCCAATCATGGGTTTAGTTCCATCAAGACGAATAGCTGCTTCAGCTGCGTGTCCAAGGTGGCCGTGACCGCCTTTTGATTCAGCTTCTGTGATAAACTGTTTATAAGTGAGCATTTTTTATCTTCCTGACCAAGATCTGTCTTTGTAAAATGCCAAAGATTTTCCTATGGGTTTATTTGGCATCAAACCAGACCCCGATTTAATGTTTGTAAATCTTCTATCATGGCTAACAGAAAATAACGTACTACCTGTCGATCTTTTTATAGTGAAAGACTGAGATCCGGGAGTATAAGAAACTGAAAACTGTCTGTTTGGATCAGATGCATTTTTGATATCAAAATCGTGAGCGTTTCTTAACAAACGCGGAAGATTGGCCACTTTAGTTTTTGGTTCTTCTCCATCATTAGCTACGCTTACGTGAAAAATTCTAATGACTTTTCTCTCTTTTGATTGTCTGTCTGGTATTCCAGATATTTCAGAATGAAAATTTTTCAACAAACGACCATGTTCATCTGGGTGCGTTCTAACTTTGCTATAGACTCTATTAAGAGCGCGTGCAGCAGCAGAATAATAATTTGGTATAGAGTTTTTATCAGAAGATTCTTCATGATGTTTATGTAGCTCATCAGATGTTGGTAATTTTTTTTCTTTTGCTATCTCATCATATTGTTTTGCTTGTTCTGATCCCTTTGGGATTCTTCTGGTTATTTTAGCAAGCAATTCTTTACCAGATTTATCTGTTTTTTTAAATAATTGGGGATTAGAATTAATCACACCTTTGACAGCAAGTAATTTTGTTTGTTTACCATCAGGCGTTTTTTGCATCAAAGGATGATCTTCATCAAAATCCAACGAACTTTTTGCTTTTTTGTGTAGAGAATCCAGATTTTTTTTGGCTGTCGGCCCCAAAACAGCACCAACCAAATTACTAATGTGATGGTGTAAAACTGCAAATCCTGGCCCTCTTAGTTTGTCTGATGCACTTTTTTTGCCGCTTTCTCCATATCCAGAAACTTTGAGAGAGACACCAGCTAACAATCCTTCTCCATGTTTTAACGAAGAAAGAGGATCTTCAGAATGTTCCGAAGTTTCTGTGCTATGTTTTACTATCGGGACAACCACATCAGCATTAGAGGAAACTCCATATTTTTCTTCAACACCCCTTTCTTGACCAGCTCCAGTGGCATGCGGAGGCCCAGCTACGGAGAACCCCTCAGTATGAAGATGATGAATAAAATGAGCCGCAGATTTTACTGTATCAGAATACAGTTTATCAAATCTACCGTGTTTTAATTTTTTTTTAAACGGTTTCATTTCATCTGATTCGCCGCCATCTTTTTTAAAACTAGCTTGAGAGGATTGATGATGCAGTTCATCCAAAGCTTGTTCATGGCTCATTCCAGAAACTCTTTTATTGTAATAGGAGTTTATTGCATGATGAAAAGCGTGTTCGGAAATTCTTCCATTTGCATCAGTAAGTTCGCCTTTACTTAACTGTGCTTCTGTTAAAAAATTTTCCACAAAATATTTAAAACTGTGCAAAGGAGGCTCTCCTGAAACGATTATAGAAGTCATATTATTTATAATAAAAAAAATCCCCGCCGAAGCGGGGATCTGTTTAGATACAGACAGGTTAATATTCTAATGTTCAGGCTTCTATTTTTTTTCCAATGCAGCAGTTGCTGCTTCACGAGCAGTTTTTTCTAAACGTTTCATTTCTGGAGCTTCACGAGTGGTTTCTATATATGTAGAAAATTGTCCCATATCGCCTTCCGGATGGGCGGCGAAGAAATCCTTCAAGCTCGGAGGTGGAATAAAAGCCCTGTCCAGCAATTTTTCTTTATCAACTGTCAAAGTAACTTTACCATTCTTAACAACAGCTTTATGACCATCTTCTTGATGATGTAGAGTGACTTCACCGCCTTCCACTTTATGCACTGTCCATTCTTCGCTCAGCTGTTTTGATTCATTTAATCCATCGTGTTTATCGCATATTTCCTGTGCTGCTTTTTCTGCAGATCTTTGTAATTCGGCATACCCACCAGCAATTTCTATTGTTTTTGCATGATGAACATCAACACTTAATACGCCATTAGGTGATCTAACAAATTCAGCTGTATGGCCATCTGTGTGATGAAGTTTGCCGCTTACTAAGGGTACGTCTGGATCGTGACCACCATATCCCCTCCCATCATTATCTGGGTGTAGGGGTTCGGCGTTCACTTCATGCGCTGTCCATTCTTCGCTCAATTGTTTTGGTCCATCCAGTCTAGCAATACGAGCTTGCTCTGATATAAACTTGGCGTAACGATCAATATTAGACATTTTGGCTCCCTGGATTTTGTTTCTATCTATTTATAAAAACTATAATTTAAATCCAAGAAGGGGCGACTCGTTTCTTCCAACTGTGAAGATGCGTTTTACCTTGTCGATAGTAATTGCGATAATTCAAAATTGGGTCTACCGACACTTTATATTTTTCGTCCATACAAGAAGGCATCACAGTGCAGTCGTCTATTTTAATTCTTCCGGGAAGAGTTCCAAGAACGAAAATCATTCCCGTTGTTTCTACCTTGTGTTTCTTTCCATATCGATAGGTGTATTCCTCCAGCAAAGCAAGAAGGTGGCGATAGAGCCAGTTGTAATTACCAGAGGTTTCTCTGGCCCAAATAGCCGATGGATGGTTTATGTGAGTCGCCGAATAGATAGTTTCGTTTCGCGAATCGGGAAGAGCATAAACCTTTTTCTTCCTGCCATTAACAACATCCACTCTCATCGTCCCATCAAGAACGCGATGGGCAGTTGATAGCAGCTGTGCTGTTTCGAGGATCATTTTTACGACATGTTTGTCAACCATCCAACGCGCACACTGAACAGGATTCTCAGACAAATAAAATATATTCATTACTTCTTTCTTCCTAGTGCGTTAGCATCATCTTTTTTGGTCACGAATTGATACGCGCCTTTGTTGCAAATAGGGGCAACGCTTGTCATATTCAAAGTCATTTCTGCTTTAACTTGTTTCGACTCATTACGAGTTTGATCGAAGAAATTTCTAGCAGGAGTATACACCATATTGTTGGAACACTCTGGAAGATCGGGAGTTTCCCTCATCCAAGAAAAGTCAGGAGCGTTCCAGCTACGACCACGCAGAGGCTTTCTTCGCGTGCGAGGCTTTTTCCTTAGCGATCCTAAGACTGCCATAACAAAATCCTTTCAATTATTACAACTTATAAGTCTACTATAAATTTTGGTAATTGTCAAGTCTTTTTTTATTAATTTTTATGAATAAAAGAAAAATCTTCCGAGATATCGTCCATGCCGATAGTCTCTAATTGTTCTTCAACTGGAAACTGTAGATTATTATCTTCTAGAAGTTTTTGAGTTATTGGATAAAAGGTGTTCACGATAACAGCCTGCCCACCAATAACTTTAGTTGAACATTTGGCTATAACAGATTGACCCAGCAAAGTGTTGTTCTCGTTGACGACTGCATGGGCCACTCCTGTTTTCTCGTTATAAACACCTAGGAATGCCACGAATAGAGAAACAACTGATTGGGTGTTGCCTCTGAATTTTTTCATATCGCTCTTGTCACACACAACAACAAGATGAATCTTGTCGTTTTCGACAAACATATATTTGCCCTGTTGTGGTAACTTTTTATAAAAGAGTCTAGAAAGAAATGGCATGTTTCCTAAGAGCTCTCTAGGAAAAACACCATGGGCTTTTTGTTGAGGAATGACAGCTTTCTCGACCCAGTGAATATAACCATGAAGACCGAAATAGTTTCTCGCTTCTCTAATCTCATACATCATATCTCTTGTGCGATATGGATCCATTATATCCATATCAGAGATAGTGCAGTCATAATCAATTTCAATTGTCATCAACCACCCTCAAAAAACTATTGACTATAGCCATAAACTCTTCATCAGTTTCTGCTACCAAAACCTGTTTCATAAAATCCTCAATGGAATCATGTTTGCTGTTGTTTCGCAAAACTCGAGTTACTTTGCTGATGATTGTGAAAGAATGATCATCAGGTGAAATTCTGATTGAGAGTTCTGGATGTCTCAGCGAGGGTTGTTCGGTCATTTTTTTCTTTCCCCGTTTTATTCCCAAAAGGATTCTTTGTTTACTAGTAATTATCCGTTTGTCTCCTAACTTTCACAACATTATTTTGAAGATAATAATAGTCTTTGATGAGATCGTCAACACAGGCAATATTTAAATATGTCATGGCAGAACGAAGTCCGTTTTCAATCTCAGTGATTCTTTCCTCAACGCTCATGTTTCTGGAAATCAAAACAGATTTACCTTCTGGTGAAGAATATTTATTCTCTGGTTTATAAGATTTAGACTCTTCACTAGAAGAACCATAAAACTTATTTCCAGTTTCAGTCAAACCAGCAAACATTCCGCCCATCATAACCTCATGGGCACCCGCCACAAAAGCTTTTGTTACATCTCCGGGATTGCGAATGCCACCATCGGAAATGATATAAACGTTTTCGAAAAGCTTTTCGTTTTCTTTTTTGCAAGCTTCTAGTTGTTTTCTCGCATCACAAATAAGACTATATTGAGGAGCGCCGACTCCAGTCATCAATCTTGTTGTGCAAACTGAGCCAGAACCAATACCAAACTTCAGTCCTATTGATTTGATATTTGGAAAAGATTCTCGAGCTCGGAGATATGCAATCAAATAATGAATTGTCTCCGCGTTACCCAGATTTCCAAAAATAACATTTTTGAATGGCGCTTCTCTCAAAAATCTGATTGTGGAGGTCCAAAAGTTATCCGAATGTCCATTGGCCAAATCAAAACAAACAGTCTTATCACAAAGAACAAACTTCTCGCTCAGAAGATACCAAATCTCTTTCATCTTTGCAAAGTCTTGATCTGTAAACCCAAAGGTTGGAATAACATTTTTGACCAAAGACCAATCTGATTCTTTGATAAACGTTCTCCAATCAATGATGGAAACGTGTTTGTCGATGTATGTTTTCCAACCACGAGCCGATGCAATCTTTGCCACTTTAAGAGTTCCAATATTTTCCATATTGGCTATCGATAGAGGCACAGAGTTTTCAGATGTGTGTAGTTGTGGTTGAGATCTTGAATTCAGTCTAGAGAACATTTCAGGCAGCAGCAGTACGTCTTGAAAATCAAGGTATTCTCTCATAACAATTCCTTTATTATAGGTTTGGCTTTTCAGAATTTTTCTGTCTAATTTCTTCTTGCTTTTTCCAGCATCTAGCTATTTCTAACTTGCCGCAAAAATCTGGATCATAATTATAACAGCTAGCATGGGCGGCGAAAGTAACCATTACACCGCCAACTTCTTGTTCCATTTTTCCTTTCGGTCTGGAATAAACATAATCAAGAATCTTGGAAGCATCCTCTTTAGTCATGTTGCAAGATTGCACCAATTCTAGACACTCTTCCAGAAATCTCTCATTACGAATCTTTTTGTTTAAGATTGATTCTTTGCCGAATGTATCGACAACCCATTTTCTGGTTTCTTTTATAAAGGAAAACTTCATCAAGATATTGTCCTTTGGAGCGGACGACAGGTATCTCGCCTGCCTCTTTGGTTTTAGCTTCGAGGCGACAACGTCATTGCTTCTGGAACACCGCTTTGAGGCCGCCCTTCTTCACAAGCTCTAGGCCAATAGTCTTGGCGAACTTGGTGAACTGTTTGAAGTTGAAGAGTTGGATGTCGTCAGTGACGATCACACCACCCCTCACCATGCGTGGTGCGAAAAACGCGGCTTCCTTCTCCACCAGTTCTACGCGGTGCGGGCCGTCCAAGTGAGCGAAACAGTATTCGTTCACCAACATCCGCACACCGCCGCTATAGATCGGTACGCCGTCTGGAAAGAAGGCGAAGAAGTCGTCGTCGGCCAGATTGAAAAACTGGAAGTTGATCTTGTGGTGGTTGGCCAACTGGTAGATCGACGACATCGCTCGGTTACGCATTTCGTTCGTGTAGTCGAGCACGACACACTCTGTATCCGAGTGCCATTGCGGCATCCCACCGTAGTGGTCGATCAGGGTCAGCATCCCGCGAAACTTCTTCGCGGCAAGCTCTTCCATAATCATTTGGGTGGAGCCGCCTTCTCGCACGCCGATCTCGGTGGCAAGGTAGTAGCCGTTCGGCGCCAACTGCACCGCCTCGCGCAGCAATTCATAATCACCGGAATCGGTGCCTAGCTCAATTTTCATCGTACTGTCCTATCATATTTAATCCTTTTCAAAGTTAGGGGGGATTGGAGCGGACGACAGGTATCTCGCCTGCCTCTTTGGTTTGGAAGACCAAGGCCCATATATCTAGACCACGTCCGCATTGTTAAGGAGTTTTCTCTAGATTGGGAACAATCTTAAAGTAAACGTTGTCGTCATCTTCATCATAATAAACTTTGGCCTGATTTTTCTTAAGCTTCATATAATCAAAGGTAGACTGCAAAATCTCTATAAAGTAGTCTGGTATGTTTCCTACTGGATGATTAAATGGATCTGGCAAATTTGTTTCGCCACACATCATCTGCTCAAGAAACTGCTTTCTATATCGAAGAGTCAAAGGTTTTCCGTTATAAGCAGCTGTTCTGCGTTTTGTTTTTCTTTGGCTTTTCTTTTCCATAGAGTTGTTCCTCATGAAGCGAATTCCTTTTATTATTTAGCGATCAACCAAAGTCCAGTTATTCGTTCCGTGTTCTGCAACTATAGTGGTTTCTTTTTTACCGCAAACTCTGGCATCCCAATACAAAACGACATACCTTTCGCCAGAAGCAACACAAGTAAACAACGTGTTGCTGGTTGCACCATAATAGTTTCTTGGGTGTAATCTGTTTCCAACGAATCGATATTTGTGTCCAACAATAAACTCATCAACCATTTTTCGTCTTTCTCAATCTTTGATATAAAGCTTCTAGTTTGTGTTTCTCAGGATGCTTATGTACCCATTGTCCAGTATGGGGGCTAAATTCTCTTTTGAAAAAATTATCCAAAAGAATGTTGCCAGTTTCAATACTTGTGTCTATTCTTTTGCAGGTGTCGTCAAACTTAGCGTCTGAGACAATTGAATCTGAATGCTGCTCATAAGCCCAAGCCCACAGAGCTACACATATACGTCTTTGTTTTTCAGCAACATCTATATCGAAAAACTTATCGAGACTCATCATCAACCTTATCGAACAGCAACCACATATAATACCTTATTTTTTGCAAAAAAGTCAATCTAATTTTCTGAGAATAAACTACCAGTTGGTTCTTATTCATAAATAATCAGTTCCGTTGTCTGTTGTATACAAAACTTTGTTTATATCGAAATGAGCTATAGCTCTCTGGCAACCAGAACAAGGTTTTGCTGTAGCTACTATCCACTCGTTGACATTTTTCTTAATTCGAACCACGATCAAACTGCTTTTTGAGATATCAGAAAGAGGGATATTACTGCGGATAGCGTTTACAATACAATCAACTTCAGCATGAAGATAGATAGCCGATTCGTTTTTACCAAATCTTTTCTGAAACGGATGGCTTTTTAGTTTATTCTGACCAACACAAAGAAGTTGATTTTTATAAACCAGACCTGCTCTTATTCTACTGGATTTGACTGGTTCTTGACCTTTCGCTTCTTCGAGAAGAAATTCCATATATTTTTGAGCGTATTTTTCAAAGAGTTCCAAAGACTATTCCTATGAAGAGCGGGAAGTATCACAGCGGCTGAAGTAGCTGGTATGCCAGATAAGACATCAGCCTTAGCTGGTTCTTCTTTCATAAGCCACTTGCCTGTCATAATATAAGCGCTGGTTTCTTTTTGAATCTCAATGATATCAGCTTTAACTTTTTCCAGCTGCTGCACTTTGCTGTTAACAGTTTTTCCGATAAAACTAATTTCTTCGCGTAGTCTGCTCAGATCTCTATTGATGGTTTCTTCTAGACGTGTGAGCTCTAGAGCTTTTTTTAAGTTTTCATTAACGAGATTTTGCATCTTTATCCTCTGTTTGTTGGACGTTTTCTATCATACGCATGAAGTTGACGTAATCAATATTGGCTGAGTTTATTTGACCGATAGCTTCATCATATTTTTCTATCAAGTTATATTTAGCTTGGGTAAAGTTTCGCAGTTTAGCTATCTCAGCTTTCATGGCATCAACGCGAAAATATTCATATGTGATATATGAAGTGTATATGACGAAACTCAGAAATGCCAATCTAGAAAAGAACCCAAACCGAAAAGGCTTACCGATCTTATCACCAGTACGAATATAGAAAACGTCGTCAGACATAATATAATCCTATTCAGCGAAACAACATATTAATTATACCTTATTGATTCCGAGAAGTCAAACAAAAATGAAAAAAAACCCAGCGCTGGGCTGGGTTTTAATTTAGACGAATGTTTGTTGAACCTGAATAGGTTGGCTCCAAAACCTTTTAAAAGATTTACCGAAAAGTCTTGCGTCTCTCTCGGCTCGGCGAATACCATCTTCAGGAGTTCCTCGCCAAACGAAACAGTGAACAACCTCTCCGTTTTTGAGCTCACCAAATATCTCATAACGTGTCTGCGTTATCATATATTTCTCCATTATTCCCAGCCAAACAATTTTGCGGCCTCTTGACGACCTTTTTTGTTCATTGGAATAGCCCAACAATCTCCGTCTTGGTAAAGAGACCAACGCGAACGATTGACTTTTATGCAGGCATTATCCAACACCCAGTGCCAAGCTTCCCAATAGTCGTTGTTTGTAGGACCACTCATAAGAATGTTGATGCATTCTTTAAGCTGGTTTGCATTCTTTGGGTTGTTCCTTATCGGAAACAACTCAGCGCCGCAAGATCCGGCGACATGCTGAGGAAGGTAGATTCCATGTCCATCAGATGCAACAATTTCAATATCAGCCATTTGTTTCTCCATTCTAACTACGACTCTACCCCCACTCGTTTGAGCAGGGGTAGAGGTAGTGCCACCCTTACGGGTCGATTATCCACGCTTGCGCTTGGCTGCAGGCTCATCGTCGAATTCGAAGGCACCGAAGTGCTCTGCAAGGCGAACGATATTGTTTTCCATCTTGGAAGCAATTTCTTCGACCTGCTCGATTTCTTCATCGATATTCGGCTCATCGTCGCCGAAACCGCCGTAAACGAAAGAACCAGCCATCGCAAAGAGCACAGACATGACTGTGATCATCAGAGCATAGAGCTCTGCTTGGTGGAGGGTAAAGGGTGCTTCAGTAACTGCAGCACCAGAGGCGACCGTTGCCGTCGCACTCTTAAGATCACTACGGACATTACCCAGTTCCGCAGTGATAGCCTTTCCACGATCAGCCATAGCTTTCAACGTAAAGGGGCCACGCTTTCCGTCGATGGGCATCGGATTTCCAGCCGCATCAACATACAGACCACGCGCCAACAGGACTTCCTGGGCGGCAGCGATATCGCTACCAGTCATAACCTTGTATTCAGCCTCAAGGTCTGCGATCTGTTTCTCAAGATCGGCTTTGGTAGAAAGAGCTGTACTATAGGCAGTATTACGGTCAGAGTCACCTTGGGTCGCGTCGTTGACGATATTCTTGAGGGCGATCTCGCCACCATTCTTATCGATCAAACCAGCAACAACCATCAGAGCGAACAGGGGCACGAAGGCCAACCACTTACGGCGACGAAAGGCAACCTCGACGGCAACGCCGAGAGAAGCCAGCGAAAGGGCCACGAAGGGACCAATCATACCGATAAATGGCAGCTTGATGGTGTGCTCAAAACCGAAATACGCCAGATAGCCAGATATCGCTGCCAGACCGAAACCAGCAACGATCAGAACAACTCCGAATATTCGAAGTAGCATATGTTTTTCTCCATTCTAGCTACGCCTCTACCCCAGCGAGTTTTCGCTGGGGCGAAGGTTATGTGATTGGTAGTCCCTACGGGAGTCGAACCCGTCTTTCTAGGTTGAAAACCTAGCGTCCTAACCGATAGACGAAGGGACCTTAATTGGTGCGGGCGATCGGACTCGAACCGACACAGGCCTACGGCCTAACAGATTTTAAGTCTGGTGCGTCTACCAATTTCGCCACGCCCGCTCAAGGAAATTAAGGCTTTCTGAAGCTGCTAATTTCTAAAGAATCAAGCAGATCAATATCAGCTTGAGTTATCCATATTAGATCACGCAGACCAGCAGCATAAGCTTCGCGATGCTTCTCGTCATAATGATCCCATATCACTCGTCTCATTTCTGAACGAGTCAGCTTACCAGTTAAATCGACACCAACTTTGGCGGCGAGTTCGCAGATAGTTTTAAGACAGGTCATATCGATTTCCTTCTTTCAACTACGCCTCTACCCCAGCAGGTTTCTGCTGGGGTGTTGGGCGTTACGACCTTTTCTTACGTCGTTTCGCTGCGCGAACTACCGTTTCGGTAGGCTCGACGAGCTCCTCTTTCGTAGTAAGAACATCAGTGAGCTCGGCGTTGAACGCCTCTATCTCATCAGCTTTCTTATCGAAGTAGGTATTGAGGAGATTATCCGTAACGATCACACCGCGAGTGATACGCTCGAAAGCGTTAGCAAGGCTGCGGATGCGTTGGACACGGGACTTAGCCATTCAATATTCTCCATTTGCTGCTAATTCAGCTACGCCTCTACCCCAGTGGGTTTCCACTGGGGTGAGGTCGATCAGTAATCGTAATCATCACGATCAGGATCGTACTGATAACGACGAGGAGTTTCTGTGTAGCGATATCGCCACTCAGGGGGAGAACGCTCTAGAAGCTGTTCTAGGGTTTCCCCATCATTATAGTGGATGATTCCTTCTTCACCAGTTTCTTGAAAGAAGATAGCCATCTTAGACATAAGTTTCTCCATTCTAACTACGCCTCGACCCCACTGGGTTTCCAGTGGGGTGGGCGGGTAATTAAGCAGCGATCAGCTTATGTTCGATACCGAGTTCGGTGAAGTAAGCAGAAGCGCGACGCGCAACTTCACCATCAGTATACGTCAGCACAAAAGTCTGGCCAGTCCTGGCATTCTTGTGCTTGATAACAAACGGAGCAGCAGCTTTTTTCGCATTTTTCATAATCAAGTTTCCTCATTCTAGCCTGATTGCTAGCTACGCCTCTACCCCAGTGGGTTTCCACTGGGGTGAGGTCGGCAATTGCGCCTCCTAGGCGGAGGTCGCGTCAGTCTCTCTACAATGTCAAACAGTGGAACTGGGAGTGCCCGAAGGCAGGTCTCGATAGTCACTGAACCCTTCCAGAACACAACCATTCTACCCTATCGAACGAGGAAGTAAACCCCTCCAACATTAAATCTTCGTAATGTTGGACTGATTTTATTAGGTTTTTTCTGCAGGGACGAATATTTTTCGTTAATATTCGTCTTTTTCGTTATCGCTGGTGTCGATTTGGACGTTATCGAACCCGATGACGCCTCTATAACTGAACGTTCTGAAAGATCTCTCAAAAGTGACAACCCTTCCATGTTCGACACCTTCTGGTTTGGTGATTTCGCTCAGAAGGATACAACCAATCAAACCAGCATCCACAGGATATTCGTGGCCCGTTTGATCTCTGTAGCAACCATCGCCGTACATAGTTCCGTAGCAAGCGATAGCAGTACCCTGGAAATTAAACTCGCCATCGAGAACATGGTTCCCGAAACAAGTCATTGCACAGAAGTTATCCCAATTCTCGTCATCAATGACGTAGCAAAGATCACCGATATAGTATTCACCAGCAGGAAGCATTATTTTTCTCCATACATGCTTTAGCTACGCCTCGACCCCACTGGGTTTCCAGTGGGGTGAGGAGTTTAACTCGCAAATCGCATCTCTGCGACTTCTTCTTCCCAAGCCTCAACGGCGAAAGCGCACAAGTAATATCTTGCCGCTTCCAAGCTTCGGAATCCCTTGGTCTTGCCGTTGAAGTCATCAAAGGCTTCAACTTGCCAGAGTATTCCTTTTTCGTCTCTCGTCTTATAGATGATTCCAACTGGAAGTTTTGTCATCTCGTTGACGAATCGAAGAGTATTGATAGATCCTTTTTCTTCGATGAGTTTGAGTTTGCGATTGATCATAATTTACTCCGTTTCAAAAGGACGAACCAGATGGTTGATCTGGCGATCGCTGTAGTTACCACTATGAGTCCAACGCCTGAAGGCGAAGCAATCAGTGAGCGAATCAGTGCATCGAACAATGAATTTACAGCCCTGGCAGGGAATTTCACGAACAGTTTCTTCCTGTTTGTATTCCCAGACCTTGGCTCGACCCATAGCAGCGTTGTCTACGGTAAAGGTTTCCATAATTAGTTTCCTTGAATCAAGATGTTGATCGAAACAATAACTGATAGCCAAAAGGCCACACAGAATAGCATTCCGAAAATGAAACCCCAGTTTATATTTCTCATGTTACACACTCCTAACTACGCCTTGACCCCAGCGAGTTTTCGCTGGGGTAAGGAATCAATCACCGACATAGACGATTCGGGATTGATAATAGTCACTATGGCGTTTTTTCTTTATACCAGGATCGACAAGAACCATGAACCTGCCAAAGGGACTGTCTTTATGCCTACGTCTTAGACGCTCTACAGCGACCATTGCTTCTGCATCAGAAGCATAACGTTTCTTGATGGCATATTTCTTTTCTACCGTATCATATACACGGTATTTCCAGTTAGAAAACATAGTTTTTCTCCATTAGACACGCCAAAACCCCCACGCTTTTGCGTAGGGGTAGGCAGATTACAGAGCTCTGATCGCTTCAGTGGCGCGAAGAGTGTATATTTTCTTCACATTACCACGGGAGTCGAGCACCTGCAGAACCTGATCATCTAGGACATAGATGAGTTGAAGCTCTTCATCTTCAGCAATCAGAGGCGTTTTGCTTATTACGCCAGAGAAAGACTGATAGTCAGAGTCTTCGAAATCGTTCCATTCAAGCCTTGCAATAAGAGCGAAGACTTCTACGTTGGACGTTTCGGTTTGCATTCATTTTCTCCATTTCAACTACGCCTGTACCCCAGTGGGTTTCCACTGGGGTCAGATGGAAGCTTAGGCTTCCACTTTATCGCACTGATCAAGGTTAAACACTGTGAAATGCTTTGGGCGTTTCATCATGCGCTTCTTACCAGTTTTCTTATCAGCTTCCTCAACCAGAACCACACGAGTGATCATGAATCCCGATTCGCCCTTACGGACTTGGAAGCCGTTTTCTTGAGCTTGCCGATAAGTCAGGAAGAAGTTCGAGCTAAACTCACGAGCTTCCACGGCAGCTTCAAGGATGTCCACGTTTTGACCCGAGTAGGGTTTTTTCGAGACAAAGTTGGCAACGGTCATTAGCTTTCCTTTCGTTGTTGCACATTTAAGCGTCTGGTAGGCTCGGCTGGACTTGAAAAAATGGTAGGCGAGGCAGGATTTGAACCTGCGATGAACCACTTATGAGGTGGCGGCCTTAGACCTCTTGGCGACTCGCCCTTATTTTTTTGTCTCTCCAAACTTGCCGAAGTTTTTCTTTATGCGCTTCGGATTTTGGTTTGCCTCTGTTAGCCTGACCTCCCCTTCTGCCAATCTCATTTAGATTGATTTTGGGAAGCATTGCAGCGTAACCAAGTTTTCCATTATCAGAACGTTGTTGTTTTGTTAATTTCTTTAGAGAAGCGGCATGCCCCTTTAAAGCGTTCTCTCTAGAAAACCCTCCAACGCCACCAATTTTCATATTATATGAATCTCTTGTCATATAATCTTCAGTTAATTTTTTCTCGAAAGCGTAAGCTTCTTCTTTATCAACTGTGGTAAAAAGAATTTCCTTTATAAAATTCTTTCTGCCGTGTTTTTTGATGGCGGATTTTACTGCATATCCAGACCCCATATAAGAATCATATGGGTTATCTGTTTTGTGGACGCCGATGTAATATTTTTGGTTGACCAAATTTGTTATCTTATAAACAGTATACATAGAATTTCTCCAAACCTATGACTTATTTATAAAATAACAAAATTTACAGTCGGCTCTAACCAATTGAGCTACAAGCCCAACCAGGCGCTTAAAAATGCAACAAAGTCGTGTTTTGGGGCGTCAGCGCACTAAGCTGACTTTCGCAACAAACATGGCATCGCTGGGTTTAAGCCCAGCGAGCCCCATGGGACACCTAGATCGGTGGCCCGTCAATCTTTCCACGATGTCAAACAGCGGTATCTGCGGACAGTGATCAAACCGATAGTCAGGTAGGATCGGCCTCGATAGTCACAGAGCCTTCCCAGAACAGGACCATTCTACCCCAATGGAAGAGGAAGTAAATCCCCCTCAACATTAAATATTGGTAATGTTTGACTGATTTTATTAGGTTTTTTCCGTTAACCCCAAACTTTTTCGTTAATTTTCATTAATAAATGCCAAAACACGCCTAAAAACGTCAAATATCCCACTTCAGGCGAATGACGATAAGACCCTTTTTGATATCAAGAGGAAAATCGTTGATAAACTGAACAATGATGTTTGTCTGCATTTTCATCTCTGTGTAATCGTTGTATTGTAAATTGAAAGGCAGTTCCACGCTTATCCTTTCTTTGGGGATATAGTCTGGATTAACAGGACCCACCATTTCTGATTGATGATAAAATTTATATGGGTAGTTGTACTCGTTTATGTTTAGCAGAAGATTTTCCATATCTCAGTTCTCCACGACTTCCGGAACAAACGCAGACCAATCACTATCAAGATCAACCGTAGCTTCTGGTTTGAAGCCGCGATTCTTTTCGAGTCCGTGGTACCCAAAGGGATTGCACAGAATGCGAGTCGAGCCGATCATATAATCATTGTTATGATGCATATGACCATGAAACCACAGTTTGATCTGGGGTCTATCTGAGATGAATTCGAACAATTCAGTGGCGTAAGCTGCATTCATGGGATCGCCTTTGAATCTTTCGTGCACGCTCAGATAACTGGGTGCTGTATGACTGATAACAACGACCTTCTTGTGGTCCAGAGCTTTCTCGAGCGTGTGCATGCTCTCGCGATGCCACACAAGGGTGTTCTCTGGAGAATACAGCCACCTATAGTCGTTCATTTGACCTCTAGCTTGCTGCATCACAAGGGGATTCGCGTTACCAAAATCAGTCCACAGAGTGGCACCGAAGAATCGAGTGTCGCCAAACTCCACATATTCGTTTTCCAGAAACCGAATATTGTTATATTTGGAAAGATAGTCTTTGATCACATCGATATAGCTTCCATGATTCACAAGTTCTTTTTCTCTCCAGCGATAGAGCTCGTGATTCCCGCCAATTATAAGAACATGGGGGTATTCTTTGCTTACACGATCAAAGAATTTATCATAGAGCTTCTTTCTCTTAGGATTCTGGTCAACCAGATCATAAGCAAGGATGATGTCTCCAGCAAGAACAAGAAGGTCTGCTTTCTCTTTGTTTTTTGGAAGAAAGTTGTTTCCAAACTCAAGATGCAGATCGCTCATATATGCGATTTTCATTATATTCTCCATGGCAACCCCTGTAGGAATCGAAACGTTCTAACCGATAGACGACGACTCTTCCGTGAAAAACATCAAGTTTTTCTCGCTATAGATATGTAACATTCCACCATAGTGTTCAACTACGTATCGTTCTTTGCCTGCAGAAGTTGTGAACGCTGCTCGGATTTCTCCAGCAAGCTGATAGTCTCCAGTATATTTGTAGACTTTATCGCCAACTTTAAATTTCATTTCAATATCTCCTATAACGCTTTATTCTATTATGAGAAAGCATCAAAGTCAACTCTTTCTATAAACATTAACAAAATTTAATGTAGACTTATATATAAGTCTTATCGAGAGGTTAGGACTTATATATAAGTCTTCGCAGCGATTCTACTTGTGGATAAGGCGACCCGAAGGTCGCCTTACTTGTTCGAGTTGAAGAATGTGTAACGGGAGGAACCCCACCTTTTGCCCCGTCTGTTCCGTTCATCTTCTATACAAAGACCACTTGCCATGCTGAAACCGAAGAACTCTCTTGGTTTCTCCACATTCTTAGAGCTTCTATTTATAATAGATTATGCCTTATCAACATTAAAT